AGTTTTTTACCAACTGTTTTTAATGAATTTGTTCCACTATCACGGATCAGGTCACCTTCATCCCTAAGCCTTTGGATGATTGCTTCTGTATCTTTGGAATATTCTCTAGCCATGTTTCTTACCTATTCTCGTTTTGCTTTTCCATGAACTCAATTAACATTGTAAAATATAATTCTTTTTCATACGGTACCAAACTTTCAATATCTGATATAGAATACTTATGATGTTGTACCAGAGCAAACATCGTTTGGTAATATTCGCTCAGTGATGAATGGCACAACATTATGTAAAAAAACTTCGCATTCCTTCTATTACAAAGTTTTTAGTGTCACCGTTTTTATTCTTGTATGTTTTAGTGTGTCTTATTTTTGGCATTGTTTCAAAAAATAATCTAATACCATCAACTACCGGAGTTGTCACATCTTCCATGAATTGATCTATTTCTTTTTGTGAATACTTTGAAAACTCATAAACTTCATCTTCCGATGCAACTTTATCCAAACAGGAAACCATAATTTGATATGATACCAATGGATCCTCTTCGTCCATTTCAGTAATCTTAATATACTCATCAATCGAAGGATACTTTAAAATTAATGTGTAATCGTCATTGATCCTAACTTTGTTAGTATGCTTATCATTTTTAATAATTTCAGTGTCCATTAGATCAATTGAAATATCAACAGTTTCTTCTGTCTCAGGATCAGTGATCTGCATTTCAATTAAGTTATCAACGGATTTTGATCTCAATGTTAATAGAATAAGCTCAAGATCAAACATTGCTAATTTATTAACATCATAGTCAATCAAGCAGTTATTTACAATTTGCTTTGATGCAACCATTTCTTGTGTACTATCTTTAGATGCTTGAGCAACTAATAGAATCTTTTCTTCTTTAACCGTGAAGGGACGGTACTTGATAGTTTCACCGGTTGATGGCAATTCCATCTCATAAATCGGTAAATCAATTTTTGGTAGTGTCATAATTTATCTCTCTCTTATTATCTAAATATTTTTGATATATTATCGAAATCGCTTCTTACTTTAGTAAACTTATTAATTGCATCTTGAATACCAACAGGTCTTAAACCTTGTTGAATTGTTTGACCAACGCTTCCTACTGATTCGAGTAATGATAACAATCCTGCGCCTCGTCCAAACCGTTCAAGTGTTCCAACCAAACCAACCTTTTCTCCACTAAATGCAATACGATCGTATGCAAACGCAACAGGTAATGTACCAAAGCTGTCATTGTTTTCCCACGCCAAATCAATATCACCAATGACTGTTGGATAACATCCGTCAAGAATTGTTTCATAATAAGTTTCAATTTTGCCGCGTGTTGAATAATATTTGATAATCATTCGGCATGAATACTCATCTTTGTATCCCACCTCATATGGCAGTTGCCCATCAACCTCGGCAAAGGTTCCACCTTTTGAACCGTAATTTACAACTGACTGTATCCATGAATGGAAATAACTCACAACAGCATGGTCGGAGTCAAGCATAAAGATTGTATTAAATTGTTGGTTATCCATTCCTACAGGAAACTGTTTTGGCAATTGGCCAATCTGTTCAAGTGTTTCTGTTCTTACGGTTAAACCCGGTACGGCGGCAGTTTTACAAAAGAATGTAAGTTCTCTTGGTGTTAATCCTGATTCAATTCTAACACCGGGTGGTATGATTTGAACTTCAAATAATGAGGTATGAGCAGGTCCACCGTAACGGTCCATATTTGATTTAAATTTTGATATGTTAAAAGACATTTATCTTCCTCTTACGGCTTTTCTTGAGTCAGACCAAACTTTTGATTGTTTGGCACCAACAAATTTTTGTGTCGGTAAGAATAATGCAATATCCCATTCTGAAGGATTAATATATACTAATCTCGTTCTTACCTGCTTTGTTAAATAATGTTTCACCGTAGGTGCAAATAACTTAAACTTAGATGCTCCGTTTAATACGTCATAACTAATCCTCAATTTAGTAGTCTCATCATATTTTTTATTGGAGGCAACAGTATATAGTTGGTCCATTAATTTTGCTCTTAAGGTGGGTGGCAAATAATGCATATTGATACCAAGAAAACCACCTTGTGCTCTATTTATCGGAAATATAAGTGGAAACCTATCATAGTATGGCAATGTCTTTTTGTGCTTTGGATCATATGCAAACATATACATATGGCCTAACCTAAATCTGTTTTCATATCTTTCTTTACCGGCTTCACGAATAAGTTTTTCACCTTTTGCTTCACCTTTTCCAACTGTAGCGGCTTGCTGACGATACCAATCTCTGGCACCTGCAGTACGTGCAGGGATTTGCCCTTCACGGACACCTCTTAATAGTATATCGTCAAATAATTTTGCTACCATTTTTAAACTCCTAAATGATCTTCAGTATATATCAAAAATTTCCATCCGCGGTCAGCACAGAAATTTTGTGCTGCTTTCCACTTTGCTTCATTAACACCCCAGGTTTTAACCTCATTCAAATAGCGTTTTGATACACGACCTTTGAGTGTACTTTTATTACGAATATCAGGTGGCCTTGTCTGTGCCTTTGGTTTAATTTCAATCATTAATGTTTCGGTCTTACCGTCAGGCTTTTTCTGCCGAACAATCACATCAGGAAAATACCGATGCAACCGTCCATCAATTGGTGATCTATAAGGTACAATAACCTCTTCACTTTGCCACCAAATCACATCAGGATGTTTATCTACGTGTCTAAAGAATTTAAACTCCCACAACGAACGATAAATAATCTTTGTGGGGTCACCTTTATATTTCTGCGGGTTTTTCGGCCGAAACCTACCACTATACGCCAATATCCTGCTCACACTTCCATATAAATAAGAACATAAACTATTTATAAGAAAAGGACCGAATCAAATGGCGAAAACATCAACTCGCCCAGAGCTGGACAAAAATGCATGGCGCAATAAGAACACTCAAGGTAATTTATCGTTTCCAACATCGCCTGTACCACATTCGGTTCTGTTCGTTTTCAAAGATTATGATTTTAAAACTGCACTAGGCGGTGGATTAAACGCAAGTAGTGAAAGAGTTGGGCAGAGAGCTGTAGGTAGTGAATTAAGATCAATTAATTCTATTGAACTACCTTTTCCCACAACACTACAGGATGATACGAACCTTAGAATTAACGGGTTTGAAAGAAATAAAACAACGGAATACCTTGCTACTGCGGCAAGAGAATTTGCTGCATCTGGTGATTTTGGCAATTCAAAAGTTTCAGATCTACCACAACTACTAATGTCATTAGGAGCGGGTATGGGTAGAAATGCACCTGAGGATATGTCTATTAATGCAGCAGGATCGGCGATTATGGGATCAAGCCTTGCTGATACCGCCAAGTCAGCACAATACCTTTTGCGTAGTAAATTGCCAGGCGACATTGGCAGAACACTTGATACGGTGCAAGGAAATACTGTTAACCCAAGAGAAACACTATCGTTTGAAGGTGTTGATTTAAGAACTCATAATATGACATTTGATTTATATCCAACGAATAAATCTGATTCAATTTTGATTAAAAAGATTGTTGAAAGGTTCAAACAAAAGACATTACCCGTAGCACGAGATTTTGCTGGTCTTACGCAGGCATTCTTGTCATATCCTTCAACAGTAGATATCTTTTTATTGGGAATTGATCCTACTCATTGGATGCAATATAAAACTTCAATGGTTACACAGTTTACTGTTAATTATCAAGTTGGCGGATTGACAAGCATTATGAAAGGTGGTAAACCATCAGCAGTTCAATTAGCATTAACCTTTCAAGAACTCGAAATTCAAACTGCGAATGATTATGGTATTAGCGGCGGTGAAGCTAGTGCGGTAGGAGAAACTTAATGGCAAAGTATTTTGAAAATTTTCCAATTATAACATACGAAGGTAAACAGGTACGTGACATTACACGAAGAAATCAATTTGTTCGTAACGTAAGTACAAACCCTTTACTTTATTTACCATATACAATTAGTGAAGGTGAAAGAGCTGAGGATATTGCTAATTTTTATTACGGTTCAGTTGATTATAGCTGGCTCGTTTATATGGCAAACAATATAATGGATCCTTACCATGAGTGGCCGTTGTCGGAAGCAGAATTTAAAGATTTCTTAATTGACAAATACGGTAATGTATCAGGTAGGATTGGTGATGATGTAGTCGATTGGACACAAGAAGATAACGATGAAAACATCATCTATTGGTATAGGGAGGTTTAATAAATGGCAGTTGATCTAGTCAAATTAACACCTGAAAGTTTTGAAACAATTTATCTTCGTAAGGAAGACCGAGTTATTATCAGAACAGAACAAGGTCGTAAAATTATTATTAAACGTATTATTCCTGAAGAATGGAAACCTTGGCGTATCTGGGATAACGAACGAGCAATAAACGAAAACAAACGTGAGATCTTTTTAATTGATAAAAAGTATTTACCACAAGTAACCGAAGAATTTGTAAAAAGTATAAAACTATAAATGGCATTTAATCCATCATCATATACGATTGTTTCATTTACGTTAAGAAACAAATACACAAACCTTGATGAAAATATCGCCGGGATGATTGATGGTATTGAAATCAATCAGTCGATGGGTATGACTTCATGGAGTGGTGTAGCCGCTGTCCTAGACACCGTTGGTTTCCTTGATAAGACACCATTACTTGGCGAAGAACAATTAATTTTAAAAATTGTATCCCACGACCTTGATACTGAATATGATTTGGCGTGCCAGGTTATTCGTATTGATAATTTAGTACCTACTGAAAGTATGAATGGTGTTCGGTATAATATTCATTTTATATCAGCAGTTACTTATTCGGCAGCCGTTGCATCGGATGTTGAAGAAGGGTTTGCCGATAAATCAATAAACCAAATTGTTGAATATACGTTTAGAAATTATTTCTCAACACTTGGCACTTCTGTTAGAAATGAAGGAAGCAGAACATTCCCATATGGTACTGCTAAATTTCCATTAGTTAATTTTGTAACAAATGAAAGCCGAAAGTTTACAATACAACCTACAATTGGTTTAAACAATTTAGCTATCCCGCATTACACGCCGTCGGAAACAATGTTATTCCTTGCTCGACGTGCTTATGGTGAAGCAAATTCACAGACTTATCGTTTCTTTGAAAATTTAACTGATTACTTTTTTGTGACTGATGAGTATTTAATTAAAGAATCAGTTGAAGCAGATAACGTAATACAAAAATTCTTTTATTCACCTAATGCAACATATGATCCTACTGAACCTGAAAAGCAACTTAATCGTATTGAATATATCACTATTAATTCAAGAGGTAGTGATATTGGTAAAGATATAAAATCAGGCGGATATGCAAGTACGGTTTGTGTGGTTGATATATTAAACCACGACTATACTGAATCAACATATAAGTATACCGAAGAAGCTGAGTTTGTTGATATGTCAGGAGTCCAGGCACGAAGAGGCCAAATTGATTTTCCACATTCTAGAGAATTTGCTGAAGAAACATTTAGAACTGACAACGGTCCACGGTTTCTTGCATTCCGTGATTTTACCGGACCTTATGCTACTCCACGCGAATTGGCATCTGACCAAAGACTTGATGATTTAGTTTCAAACCGAATAGCATACAGGCACCATTTATACAACACTAAAGTATCGGCATCATTAACAGGCAGAATGGATATTATGCCGGGTCAATTAATTGATCTTACTGTTCAAGGATTTGATGCTTTAGGTACTTCTGATAACCATCAACAGCTATCAGGTAGGTATCTTGTATTTACAACCAAGCATACATTGGAAAACGATAAAGTACGAACCAACTTTGAGCTTGTTAAATATGATTGGAGTAATGATTAATGTTCCCATACGGCGTTGGCATAAGAGAACCTTTATTCTTTATTGGTGTTATTGAGAATAGAGATGATCCACAAAAGCAAGGACGAGTTCAAGTAAGAGCATTTGGAGTACATGGTTTGAATGATAAAGTTCCGACTCAATCATTACCATGGGCAAGTTGCCTTGTAAATGACTTATTTAATCAAATTCCTGATGAAAACGATTTCGTTTTTGGTTTGTTTATTGATGGCAGAGATGCACAGCAACCAATTATTATCGGAACAGTTCCTACTCAATATAATGAAGAAATCAATCCTGAAACAAAAGGTTGGGGTGTAATAACAGAAGAACCTGAATTGAACAGTAGAGCAAAACAACCAGAAAACATAGGGCAACCACATCATTCCAGATTAGAACGTGGTGAAGAGCTACAGAAAACACACCTTCATGGACAAAAAATGTCTCGTGTTACCAAAGTTACTGTTGCGGATGATCCTGACGGCGGACAAAGCTGGGATGAACCAGATCCCGGGTATCAAGCAGCATATCCATATAACCGTGTTATCCAATCAGCACGCCATATAGTTGAACTTGACGATACACCAGGTGCTGAA